CAGCGTTAGCTGTCAACACTGGTCCGAGCAGAGCGAAAACACCAGCCAACACGGCGACTGTTGCGCCAAACGCTACTAAGGCAACCACGCCGTCCATGCCTTGCTTAGCCAATTGCGCAATCGCAAGTACCAACACAGCCAGGCTAGCAATCACCAACGCGAATCCTGCCGCAATCTCAAGTGCAGCGAATCCCATTGCGATCATCTGTCCAGCACTTTTTTCAGCATTCTTTCCAACTGCTTTTTCACCAACAGCAGCACCTTCGGAAGTAGCACCTACAGCAGTGTTTCCGGTTGCTACGCCAAATAGCTTAGCGACTAAGCCAACTACTGCCTTACCTATCGAGTAGAAGCCCTTAGCAAGCTTTCCGACTGCCGATGCCACTTTTACTGTCGCAATTAACAAACCTCCAAAAATAACTAATGCAGGTCCTAAGACTGGAGATAGTCCAACAAAACCACGAATAACTTTCGCAATCCATGAATTAGAAGTTGTCGCCCACGTAATAGTATTATTGATCATGTCAATCATGGCACCGACAACGCCGTTTTTGCTATCCATAGCCTTGTTTCGTAAAGCTTCCCAGTTACCGCCTATTTGCTCAATTTTAGAGCCAACATTTTTCTGCATTTCTGATGCTTGCGTACTTAAAGTTTTTGATGCCGCTGAGGCACTGTAAGATCCGTTTTGAATTTCTTGAAACATGCCGTCCCACGACTTAGTAACAGAGCCTGATTTATCATTAATTGAATCAAGTAACGGTCCAATTGCTTGCATTCCGGCAGTACCAAACATTGCTTTAAGATTTTTTTGCTTTTCAGACGATGTCATCCCGTCCATTGACTTGCTAATTTCTTGAAGAATTGTAGGGAATGGCTTCATGTTTCCTTGGGCGTCAGTGAAGCTAATCCCTAAATTCTGCATAGCATTTTGTGCTACTTTGCTAGGAGCTTGCATTTGCAAAATAGCATGATTCAAATCATCAGAAGCTTGAGCCGCACTATAACCACGGTTAGTTAATAGCCCAATGGCTGTAGATGTGGTTTGTAAACTCATGTTGGACGCTTTCGCGGTGCCACCAATTGTTGCTAGCGCTTGTTGCATGTCCTCAATTGAGGCATTACTTGCATTAGCGGTTAATGTTAATGCCGCCGCAGCTTGTTTTGGTGATTCGAGGCTATCACCCCAAATGTTCATCGCATTCTGAACAACGCCAGCTGTTTGAATCAAGTCCGAACCCGCCGCAGTTGACGCTTCGGCTATTGCAGGAAACTGTTCTTTAATCTGCCCAACGTTCGCACCGGCTTGTGCCATTTCAATCATCGCATCTGCCGAATCTTGCGCTGATAGAGGCAGGTCGGCACCCATCTTATTAGCAACGTCTGCTAGTCCTGAAATGTCTTTTGACGTCCCACCAGCAGTTACAGCTGCCTTATTCAACGAAGCTTGGAAGTCACCGAAAGACTTAACAGAACTAACACCTAGTGCAGTGGTCGCTCCACCAATAACAGCCATTGACTTACCAACCCCGCTAGTAACGGCTCCAACCTTGGACGAAAAGGAAGCAGTCTGCTCAGCGGCTTTTGCCATGGTTGCACTGAAATTTTTATCAATTGCGCTTAATATCGCCGTTACATTATAACTTTCCGCCATTCTGCTTCCTCCTTTCCTTAATCTTCTGGTAAGCGGCATAGCGCTCAGCAATCATGCGACTACGTTCTTGCTTTTCAATTCGTTTAGAAGGTAATCCTTCGAACTGATGTCTAATCTCACTGATTTCAGCTTCAGCGTCGTATAACTTATCGAGTTGGTCGTACTTCGGATGCGGATTGTTTTTACTCTTAGGTGTCTGGACCATCTGATTAAAAAATGCTTGTAGTGCTAAGTTGGTACGATCTTCTACTTTGCGAAGCTGGTAGGCTTCTAAGCGCAAGTAATACTCGCTGATCGTCATACGCTCAATTTCTTGGATAGAAGTAAAGCCTAGATAAGCTAACGAAAATAGAATGATTTCGCGATATTCTTCATCGCTTGATCTTTTTCGTTTGCCATCTAGGCTTTCATGTTTTTTAATGCCAACTTAACTGCGTTAGCCTTTTTAAGTTCTTTGTTAACTTCTTTGAATAGTCCTTCAATATCAGTGTCTGGATTATCAATAAAATCATAGATTGATTCGAGGCTTGCCCGTGGTGAATTAGGGAAGGTCGCACAGTATAGGACTTGAGCCAGTACTGCTGTATCGTAGGCTTGTAAAGCTGGAATACTCTTTGTCAATCCAAAGCCCAACGAAATTCCATCGCGTTTAACTCCGATTACATTATCAAGTTCATTTACGAAACGTACTCCAAAATTCAATTCTTGTTTTTGCTTTCCAATTGTAATTTCCATGTCTTATTACTCCTTTAATTGCCGCCCCCGTAGGTATTGTTCATTTCGTTGGCGACTGAGTTTTATTTTTCGGTAACTGTAACCACGCATTCTGCGGAATAACCACCATCAACGGTTGTAGCTTTAATCGTTGACTTACCAACACCTTTTGCCACAACTAATCCTGTGTAATCAAACGTTGCCACCGCTTCGTCTGTAGATGAACAGGCAATTTTTTGATTGGTTGCATTAGGCGGTGAAATTACTGCTCCAATATAGGTTTGGTCGCCAACAGTCATTGATAGTTCACTTTTAGTTAACGTTATTCCTGTAACTGGTACTATTACAGTAAAGCCGGGCACATCTACCTTTCTAGATAGGCTTGTGCCATCGCTCCATGCAACTTGGTATTCGCCATTGGCTACTGATGTTCCTGGTTCAATACCAGTAATTGCCACTGTCTTTTTACCAATATCTCCTTCGAATTTTTTAACTCCTGTTTTGTCAAAAATAACCAAATGTTGATGTGCACGATCTGTACTCATTTAATCACCTACTGTGCAGAAACATTCGCTCCATCACTGGTTGGGTCAACTGTGACCTCGGCGGGTTCATCTGGCACTGGTGACAAAACTGTAAATCCTGGAACGTCTACTTTGTTTGATTCGTTAGTACCGTCGTTCCAAACGATCTGATAGTCACCATCTGCAACGACAGTTCCTGCATCCAGTCCAGTAATTGCGACCGTTGTTTCTCCAACCTTTCCTTCAAATTTCTTAGTACCAGACTTGTCATAGATAACCAAATGTTGATTAGTTCTATCTGCCATAATATGTCCTTCCTTTTAATGTGCTTGTACAAGAGCCCCATTTTTAGTGGGTGTACTAGAAACTCCCACTGGGGCTTCTATTTTGACGATGGTGTTGCGTCAGGCACGTTTGTCCCAGCGTCCGCATCTTCCCATGGAGTTCCGCCGTTGCTTTCGGTGCCATCCTCGCCGTCTGTGACCTGATCCAGACCGCGGAAGATATAATCCAATTCGGCTTGTTGATCAGCAGACAACGTTAACCAGCCCCGTTGTGGCACGCCTTGAATCGCAAACGACACGTCGCGTTCGGACTTGTCGCCTGCATCGTTGGAGTTGTCGTCTTCAGAAACAACACCACGCATGTACCACGCATAGTACTTACCATCTTTGTTTTTACGCTTCCGATTAACACCCCAAATCTCCATAACCTCGTTATTCATAATTGAATCAATGAGCTGGTCGGCAATTTTCGAAGTGTTGTTAATGAAGTCGATTTCCACATCCGTTTCCAACGAAGAACTAGTTTGGAATCCTCCATCTTTTGTGTCTTCCGTGTCGGCATCTCGCTTGAAGTCAATCTCAAATGAGGTTTGCCCAGGGATTAACTGTGCTGATTCTGTTTTGGCATTGGATAGCTTACGAACGTAACCGACAACATCGTCACCGGAGAACTTAAGCACGCTATCATTTTTGGTTTCTGGCATTTATTCTTCCTTCCTTTCTATTGAATCTGTAGTTCAACCGTTACAATTCCATGCAATAAAGTTGAATTAGGTACGCTGGTGTCAATCAAAATGCGGGTTGATTGCTGTTGAGCTTGCCCGTAATACGCGTAGCTTTCTGTGTTGATGTGTCCGATTGAGGCATAAAAAAAGCGCTCAACCATATCTGTAATGGTTAAACGCTGTTTCGGTGTGCCCCAACAATCAATGGTTAGCACGATTGATCCAGTCAATTCTGTTTTGGTGTTATTTTTGTTATCTTCGACGCTACTCATTACGACGAACGGATATTTGACCTTGTCAGGTGGCAAGTAGTCGTATGTGTCGTATCCCATTTTCCGGGAAAGCATGAAGTAGCGATCGTAGACGTCTTGTGCTGGTGATTTTCTGATATTAACCACCTACCTTACTAAATTATGCAAATCGCTTAAAAATAGTGGCCGTTCCTTTCGCCAAGCCGAACCCATGTATGGTTGAGCAGCCATAAAACGAGTACCAAATTCTTGGTACCCCGAGTATTCCGCAGAAGAAATAATGGCTCCTGCCATTCCGCCTTTTAGTAATTGTGAACTGATACCGCGTTTTAGATTACCTGTATCAACAGGGGCTAACTCTTGTGCTTTGCTCTCCATGTTCGCAGTATGGGATTTAACAATAGCTTTAACTGCACCTTTTTGAGCTTTTTGCTTCAATTTTCTAATTAAAAGGTCTTGACCTTTGATCGAAAAATTATAGTTACTCATTTTGTGTTTCCCCCACAATGAAACCCATTATCTTAAGCGGATGTACACCAGTCTGGAGCTTATAGAATGTATCTCCACCATTAACAGTCAGCACGTCCCAATCAATGCCATACGGCTTAATCAGGCGTACCACCAGCCTATCGGTATCGATGTCTCCAAACAGTTGCTGTGCCCGGGTCAAGCCCAGATGTGTCACGTTGGCAACAGTTTCACCAACCTTAACTGGCTCTCCACTGGGATTATCGGGGTCATAATGGTCATTCAATTTGTAAAATTGAACCTTGTCTGTAAATCGCATCCCATCACTTCCCTTGGTATCCCGAAATAAAACTAACCTTACCTAACGATGTAGGCTTATCTTCTTCGTCCGATAGCCAATCGGCAATATCATCTAAAAAGTCATCGAAATCACTATCCTTGAAAGTGATTGTTTCACCTTCTTGCGAATAGTTAGTCATACCTTCGTTTTTAAACCGATTAAAGCGCCGCACAGCCACCTCTAACAGAATGTAATTAAGCTCTGCTGGTACATCGTCCTTAGCTTTGCGATGAAGCTTAATCTTAAGCGATGCTTTGGTGTTTTTGAGGATTAAATTCAGTAAGGTGTCCCTACTGTTATCACCTTCCATTGCTAACAACACTTTAAGATTCTTCAAATCTTCTGTTTCATCCATTTGACCACCCCCTAGACGGCGTCAGTGATTGTTACCGCTAATGTTGTGGTCAATTTGCCGCTAGTGAACGTGATAGTTGCTGTACCAGCCTTAACGCCCGCTACAGTAAACGTCCCATCACTCTTTTTGACAACCGTGGCAACAGTCTCATCACTTGATGTAGCTGTAGTAGCCTTAACTACGGCGTCAGCATCACTCGCATCTGTTGGATCACTAGTGATTGTAATATCTTTAGTGTCCCCCACCTTTTCGGACAACGTTTTTTGACTAGCTGTAATCCCGCTAGCAGGTGGGTTTACACTTTTGGGGCTGAGTAGACAAGGTTCTTGTCGTAGTAAACGTAAGCTGTATAATGTTCGTCAGCTGTCATGATGGTTGTCTTACGAGTAATGTCTCGGTCAGTTTCAACTTGCACACCACGCTTCATGATTAACTTAAGAGCTGGCTTAGTTGGATCCACCTTGATAAATACTGCTTCGCCTTCTTTTAACTTTTTAGAACGCACAATTTGAACACCTAATACGTCAAGGTATGTGCCGTTGATTAATTGGTTGGCGCCCACTTCTGAACCAAGCTTTTGTGCCATAGCATCTTTACGAACCTTAGCTGCATCCTTAGGGCTCATAATTGCCACTACTACCTTGTCATCTTCATCATCAAAGATATCAAGCGCGGCTTGAATGCCATCAACTGTTGGATCGAACGTGATTGTTTGAGTTGCTGTCTTAGCAGCTTCCAATACGTCGTCATCAACCTTATTGGCAAGCGACAAACCTAATTGACGAGTCGATTCGCCGAGTGGGTCTCCATATCCTGAAAGCACTGCTTCGTCAGTAATAGAAGTCCCTTTAGCAGCCTTCTTAATGGTTGCTTCTTGCGTTTCTGTCCCTAATTTATCAAGCGGAATAGCTTCACCTTCACCAATATCTTGTGCATCGCCGATGTAGGTAAACTTAGGAAACTTCAATGTTGTCCCTGGTTGACCTTGTAAAGTAGTATCTACATTTGCTAATGGTGAAAAATGAAGTGCCTTCTGTAATTCATAGGACACAATCGGTGCTAATACCTCTGGGTTTGTTAAATCTGCAATTTTTGTTGGGGCTGTATCTGCCATTATTTAATTCCTCCTGTTAAT